AGGACATTCCATGCTGAGCGGTTCAATTTCGCTGTCAGTTCGTAGCGCAATGATATGATCCTTTAGTGCAGTAAACAACGCTCTGTCGCAGTTGTTGATAAACTCATGAATGAATTCAGATTCAGTTACTAATGCATGCGGGGTACGTATGCTGGCAATGCTCCACTTCAGTGCTTCCACAGTGAGCTCGGTAATTTTTTTCAAACTAGCATTGAGTTCGGTAATTTTTTCAGCATCGCTAAGATCGCTGGTCTGCACTACTTGAATACGTTTTTGTTGTTCAAACTGATGTTGATTGCTGACGTTTTGATTTTCATAAGTCATTGGACGGAATGAAATTGTCAAGTCACCACGCTGCATTTCTTTGTGGAAGTCGCCGCTTTTGAGTTTGTCCAGCACTGTTCTTAAATCTAACGTGTATTCTGACTCAGTTTCGCATTCAGGACAGCCTGACAGGATTTCCATGTCATGACCGTAGCTGGCAATTCTAATGGCCACTAACACAGCATTCAAGTCTGCCACTGGCATTTTCCATGCGTTGCGAATGTTAGGAATACAGCTTTGTATAACATTAACCACAGCTTGGCCGTTGTACAACGCATCCGGTGTACGATATGTGATCTCGTCAATAGCAGTCATAGGGTATACTGGCAGTTCTTTAGTAGCAGGATAGTCTACACTGTCTTCGGACCAGAAGTTGCCTTCGGAAGGCAGCCTTAAATGAATAGCAGGTTGCCGGAAAAATTGTTTTAGTGGGTTTGCGGATTGGCTCATATATTACCTATAAATATAAGGTACTTATAGGTAAAAACACATGGCAGACATAAATTTCGAATCGGAAAGACTTGCACAACTAATGGCAGATGTTAATCGACAGATGCAAGAGTATGGCGAAGTTTCGCAAGACACCCAGAAAAAAGTCTACGATGCAAACATCAAGTCCAAGTACGGCATTGAAAACGCTACCGCTGCTATAGAAGGCGCTGGTAAAGCAGCAGGGCACTTGTCCAAAGCTAGTACAGAAGCCACCAGGGCTATGTACGACAACAAGAAAGGAGCTACAGCATTCAATAGTTCCTTGGATTCCACAAGCTCAGCAGCATTTGCAGCAGGTAAAGCACTGATGTTGATGGGAGGCCCAGTAAGTATGTTGATTGGCGGCCTGACTATGTTGGCCGGCGGAGTTGTTAAACTTGCTAAAGTTGCTGGTGAGCAAAGCGATGCTTTGTACAAAGGATTTCAGGATCTGTCCAAATCGGGCGGAGCTGCCAGCGATGGCATGGCAGGACTGTTTGGAGACATACAAAAACTAGGATTAGGTTTCCAGGATCTTGAAAGTTACACTCAACTCATTTCCACCAGCAGCAAAGAACTAGCCTTGTTTGGCGGCAGTGTAATAGACGGTCGTAAGCAATTTGCCAACATAGGCAAGGACATGCAGCCCTTCCGTGAAAGTCTGTTTAATGCAGGCATGAATCAGGAAGAAATCAACGAAGCCAGTATGGCCTTCCTGCGTTTGCAGAGCAGAATTGGACAAACGCAGAACAAGACTACAGAGCAGTTGGCTGACAGTGCAAGAAAATATCTAATAGAGCAAGATGCGTTGACCAAGCTCACAGGTATGACACGCAAAGAGCAAGAAGATTCCCGTGAAGAAATCCGTAGTCAAGAACGCTTTGCTGGTAAACTGATGGAGATGCGTGCTAACGGACAAACTGTCCAAGCCAAAGCACTAGAAGACACATTCTTGATCTTGAAGAGTCAGAGCAAGGAAGCAGCACAAGGTTTTGCTGATGTGTCAACTGGTATGATTACCACAGACGCAGCACAAAAAAGCTACTTGGCTACCCAGGGCGAAAGCATGCGAACAGCCCAGCTTATAACAGCAGGACAGCTGGATGCAGCACAAGGTGCACAACGTGTAGCTACTGCACATGGCAGGAACGCAGATGCAATGGGTGCATCACTGGGTCAGATGGGTATATATAATTCTACGTTTGGTGATCTAGCAGCAGATCTACGCCTTAAAGGTATGAGCGACGCTGATATTGGCAAGCAACTGCAAAAAGTACAAGAAGATCAACTTAAACAAGGTGTCAAGGGCGGCAAAGCAGCTGATGCTGCACAACAAACACAAACAAGCCTGAGAATAAGTCAGCAAAACTCGATGCTAGCATTGCAAAGGTTAGTGGACAAAGCAGTGCTTCCTGCAACTAGTGCAATAGGCATGTTTACTGAGGCAGTTGAGGCTTCCACGCTGATGCTGACCAAAATGATAAATTTCTTTGGATTTGGAAAAACAGACACTAAATCCAAAGAAGAAACTGCTGCTGCTAATTTAGTAAATCAGCGCAAGCGCGAAGTTATGGACTTAGAATGGAAAGTGACCAGTGCCCGTTCAGAACAAGACAAACAGATTGCAGAGCAAGAACTAAAAGCAGCTAAAGCAAAATTGTCAGTTGCAAAAATATCAGAACGTAATGCAACAGCCCAAGCTTCAAATAGTCAAGTTGTTGGCAACCCAAACGCACACAGGCAAGCAGCGCTGATGAGGTCAAATACGGCATCAACAGCATCACGCCCTGCTGCACCCAGCGGAGCACCGGCCAGCGGAGCACCAGCCAGCGGAGCACCAGCCAGCAAAGCACTGGATCTTTCTGGATTACCAATCAAAGGCGGCACAGATGGCCAAGCAACAGCAGGCGGCAAATCAAGCGAAAATATTATTGCACTTGCACACGCTATAAACAAAAAATTAGGTGGAGACCTAACACGATTTACTGGGTTTAACGACGAGTATCATCAGGGCCTGGACTATAACAGTGCACACAAAACTGGCAACGCATTGGACTTTACAATATCAGATCCAACGAAATCTAAGGAAATAGCAGGCATAATTCGCAGCATGCCCGGTGCAAAAAATGTTAAAGACGAGTATAGTAATCCAAGTAGTAAAGCCACCGGCGGGCATATACATGCTGAAGTTGCTGGATACAGGTTTGGCGGCATTGCAACAGGTCCTGAATCAGGTTACCCAGCAACACTGCATGGCACAGAAGCTGTTATTCCATTAAAGAATGGTTCTGTGCCTGTGAGCTTAGGCATGAAAAACGCCATGAGTCCGGGCGGAATTGGTCCAACATTTGGAGGTTACAACGAGTACACAGGACGTAATTCAGGCGGCATGAGCACAGATCTGGACGCAGTCAAGAGTATTGCTGCCAAGCTGGGAGCGTATGATGCCACAACCAAAATGATCACTGATCCGGGCGTTTGGAAACAGATCTTAGGATCTGGTATTGCTATGAACTACGACATGGGCCTTGCAGAAATAGGTACAAAACTATTGCCAGGCATTGGTGCAGAGATTGGTGAACGTATTCAAGAACTTAAACAAACCAACAACACTGAAACTACAAACGCCATTGCACAAGTGGCCAAAGAGTTCAAAGCAGCCATAGCTGATGCAATAAAGAACATGGGCGGCGGCGACTCTGCACTGGCAGGAGCACAGCTAAGTGCACTGACTCAACTGGTGCGTGAACAACAAAACAGCAATGATCTACAGAGGAAGTTGTTGACGGCGACTGCTAACTAACGGTAAATAACTCACTATGGCAGATAAAAATCAACAAGGGTGGCGCAAGTACTTCAAGGTAGCAGATACCTCTGGACAACTGAGCCCTATATCAGGCAAAAACCAATTTGGTGTTGATGGCTATCAAAAGAATGATGGCACCAATGGCGCAGCACAAGCAGACTTTGTGTTTCGTAACTATGCTAGCCGACTGCCTGAGGTGTACTCAGGACATCCTAACCGTGTTGAACGATACAATCAGTACGAAAACATGGACATGGATAGTGAAATCAATGCATGTTTGGACATCATTGCTGAGTTTTCAACACAGCTGAGTCCAACCAACGGCACACCGTTTGATATCAGATACAACGAAACTCCCACAGATCACGAAGTTGGTATTGTAAAGAAGCAACTGCAGCAATGGGTCAAGCTCAACAAACTGGATCAGCGTGCATTCAAGCTGTTCCGAAACACCATCAAGTACGGCGATCAAATTTTTGTTCGTGATCCAGAAACATTTGAAATGATGTGGGTAGACATGAGCAAAGTGGCTCGTGTGATTGTGAACGAAAGCGAAGGCAAGCGTCCCGAGCAGTATGTGATTCGTGACATCAATCCCAACTTTCAAAACATGACTGTGGCTGCAAAAACAACCACAGACTACATGACCAACCCTATTACAGGCAGTATTACAGGTGCGTCTAACTACACCAGTCCCAATGGCGGCTCTGGCGGCGGCGTAGGCAACAGTAGATTTACACAGGCACAAAACGAAGTGTGCTTGGATGCCAAGCACGTGGTGCACATGAGTCTCAATGAAGGACTTGATGTGTTCTGGCCATTTGGACGCAGCGTACTAGAACAAATTTTCATGGTGTACAAGCAGAAACAACTGCTGGAAGATGCTGTGTTGATCTATCGTGTACAGCGTGCGCCTGAACGTCGTATTTTTAAAATTGACGTAGGCAACATGCCTAGCCACTTGGCAATGGCATTTGTGGAACGTGTCAAAAACGAAATGCACCAGCGTAGAATCCCAACCACATCAGGTGGCGGAAACAATATGATGGACAGCAGTTACAATCCTTTATGTTTGGATCTGTCTACCCGTATACCTTTACTAGATGGCAGAACATTAGAGCTGCAAGAATTAATAACAGAATTTGAAAACGGAAAAGAAA